TGCGTGGCAACGCAAAGTGTAAATGTTAAATAAATAGTTAAAATAAGAAATATTGGAGGTTTTTGACATAGAAAGCTCTAATTGAACATTAAAATGATACTCTCTGCACAGCCGTTTCACCTGTACTACATCGAATAGCTCTCTGTCAAAAGCGAAAAAGATTGTGCGTTCTCGTGTAAGTACTCTCACTCCTTTCTTTCGTAGCTTGTACAACAGGTTGTCTCGCTTGTTTGCCATAGCCTTTACTCTTTTGTTTCACCCCAGTATATCTCTGCTCGCTCTTTCCATATCGTGTAATAGCCAAGATTGCCAAAATAGCGTCCCTTACTGATAGCTCTGTAGCCCTCGACCCATATCTTCAATGCTGCATCAAACATAACGCTCACTGCCGTGCGACCTGAAGGCTTGTTGCCGTCTGCCTGACTGATAAAAATGAGCAGCTTATCACGATGTCGAGCCTTGAATTCCTGATACTCCTTAAAGCTCATCTGTGTGTATTGAAAACTATCAATAACTACGATATCTGGACTTTTACGCTTCTTGAGACGTGCATCAAGATCTTCCATACTCTCACTGATGAGGATAAACCGCCGTGCAACATCTTGCATACCTGCTTTCATAATTGCATTCTTCATTGTTAGTGAGAATCCCTCCTCTAAGGAGTTATAAGCAACCCTTCCATACTTGGCTAACTCTTTACAGAGCTTCATCGTAAAGCTGGTCTTACCGCTTCCGCTTCGTCCCCAGATGAACCATACACCGCCTCGTTCTGGTGCTCCGAAGGCCTCCGCCCAGTCTCCTTCAAATGGATAGGTTTCTTTCTTCATGCGCAGCATATCGGTTACTGACATTGCTCTATTCATTACCTTTAGCTTTATGGTTTGAATTTTGTTTGGTACTCAAACACTGTTTTACCACTGTTTGAGCTCCCTTCCCTTCGGAGGGGCTGGGAGAGGCTTTAGCCATTAACTTCACTCTATGAATACTCTTCTTCACACGTCTTAGGTCAAACTCAAATTCTTCCGAATCTCTCACAACTTCTGATATGCGTGCTTTATCCGTTACGCCATTCGCTACACAAACTGCATAGACATCGTGAGCACCAGTCCTCTCCAGCTCAAAGAATTTGCGTCCGATACGTGAGTGTATCTCGTTATATCCACACTTGTTGTATCGCAGTCCCATTGTCATACGACGCTTGATATAGCTTGTAGAGAAGAAGACGATACCACACTTATCCTCTAATCTGTTGTACAAGTCGATGAAGTAATGAAATACACGCTCTGGTAATTTGTCCGCCTCGTCAAAGAGAAGCAGCGGTGCTTTCATCTGAATAAGGTCATCAATGATGCGATCGAGCAGCTCTCTGATGCTGTAGCCTTCTGTCTTCTGACCGATACGGCGTGCAATCTCACGAATGAAGTCGCTTTTCTTCATATCTTCAGAGCAGAGGACATAGAAGACCTCGTTATGCTCGCTGGAATATAGTTTAGCCGTAGTTGTCTTTCCGCATCCGGCTTCTCCCACTATCCATGTTACATTCTTCACGGCTTGGGCATCTTTCATGACGAATGTCATTTCCTGAAAGGCTTTCGTCTCAACTACCTGCCAGTCTGTCCCTGCCATTGACCCAACTGCGATGCAAGGTTGCGCCACATATCATCAGATATATTTTCCCATTTACCCTGCAAGATGCTACTCACTGTTGCGCTACTTGTTCCTGTTAGGCTCTGTGCAGCCTTGTTCTGACTTGGATACTTGCTGACGTATTGTCGCAATCTCTCCTGTATCTGTCCCTTTTCATTCTTTGTTAGTTTCATATCTTTCCTTTTTATTCGTTTAATTTCTAATACTTGCCTGCCACTGATGCCATATCAACTACAGCTGTCTCTACCTCCGTCCAGTCTTCAAGGCTTACTTGCTTTGTCTTCCTTCCAATCTTATACTCTTCAGGCGACTTGCTATAGATTCCTGTACGACGTTCAATCTGTCTGCGTTCAGCTGCTGACATTCCCTTAGGCTTTGGACTACGCAGACCGTGCTGCTCTGGCATTACGCCGTGCGCCTTTTCAATCTCACGTCCTGCAACGGTACGCTCAATGCGGTCAGTGGTATTCGCAGCCTGTTCCTGCCTGATGAATGCAGCTTCGCCTTCTGTCTGATCTTGTATGGCACGATGAATCACAACGTATGGTTCTGCTACTCGTTCAAACCGCAGACTACCGTCAGCCTCTTTCTTATAGAGTCGGATACTTCCGAAGTCGTAAGGATCATACTTAACAACGAACCGCTCGTAAGTGTGCTGTCTTCGCCACTCATGATCAGGAACACCAGGTTCGCTCATCACTTCATATTGTCGCTTCTCTTTCTTAATGGTAACACTGATACCTTGGTCCGTGAAGGTGCTCATACGCTTAGCCGTTACCCAGAACATATCCACCATGTCGTGTGCCGTAACCTGCTGCGTTTCCTCATTCACGCTGCTGTCGTAGGCTTCCTGTCTACTTTTGCCGTATGCAGGGTGCGCCATTTCGTTCCACTCCTTAGTAGCTTTTGCGTAAGCATCTTTCAGTTCCTCAAGCGTATAGAGTGAGTCTTTATTCTCCTCAATAAATTCAAGGTTCGGACGGCTCGACATCTTCTTTGCCGTAATGTTCTGACCTGTGAATCGCCAATCTTTATGCAGCACCTGTTGTTGGAACCGACCGAACACCGCCTCAATGGTCTTCGACTCACCATTATATGGCTGTGTCGTTCTATGCACGTGGCAAAGCTTCTTAAACAGTCCGTCGGCATCCAGTTTCTTATGTCCGCCCTGGTTGTCATGTACTATCTCGTAGGGCTTGTGCTTACTGGTCTGAATTGCCATGCGATATGCGTGGTATTGTGCTTCGTAGTCCTCTGTATCGCTGATATGCCAACCAAGCATAACCTCACTCATCGCATCAATGACGACATAGACCTGTGTGGTGCGCACCTTGCCGTTCTCGTCCTGGTAGTAGAGGTTAAGCTTCGTACCGTCACCATACCACAGCGCATCACGCTTCGTTGGCAGTGCCGTGCGATGCTTGCGTCCGAACTTCTGTCGTGCTGCCTGCTCACCATGTACAGCATCATACCATAGTGGCATAATCGCAGCACTGTTCAGCCAACGTTTCATACCGCTAAGGCTTTTCAGTGGCTTCCAGCCGTTTGCTTCCGCCTGGCGGTTTGCCTCTTCAAAGAGCTGCGCATCGGTGTAGACTGGAACCCTGCAACGTTTCAGCGCGATGAGCAGCTGTCCGAACTCGTCTGTTATCTTTTGTGTGTTCTTATTTCCGACCTTACCGCTGATAAGGCTCTTGTAGCCGTCAGCCTTGAAAGCCTTAATCTTTGCCTTCAGTCGCGCTTCATTCTGTGGAAGGGTGTGCTGATACTCTTCGCGCATAGCTTCAGAACTCTGATAGATTACCTCCCAAGCTCCTGCAGTGCTGCCGTTCAAACTCTGACGAATTGCTCTACGCTGTGCCATCATCTTCAACAGCTCTTTCAGAACACTCGCATTAATGGTGTACTCTTCAATGAGCTTCTCTGTAAGATGTTCCTGCTTGCCGTTCTTCTCGTAGGTGAAGTTTTCAAAGAACTCACGTGCCTCGCTGTCAAGCCGTATGCGGTCACGCATCATTGCTTCCTTCATTCGTTGCTCTGGATCACCGTATCGTTCCATATACCGAGCCTTGTATTTCTGAGGAATGGAACTCCATGCGTAGAGTGCCTGACCGCCTTCGCCACCTCCACGGTGTACGCTGACGATATTTCCACGGCTCATGTTCTGACGTAATGTAGCAGCTTTAATCACTGCATCACCACCTCCAGTCAGTTCCGCGTAGGTTACGCACAATATCTTGTTGAAGTATTCCATCCCAAATATAGTTATAAGCTCATAGCCATTAATTCAACTTCATTCTGTAACTCCATGAAAGCAGGTATGTTCATATCCTGCTCTCGACGTGTCTCAACTCCGTCAACAAACACACTTACACTACCATCCTTGCGGTCTACAACCAACTTCACTCGCTTACCGAAGGTCTGTGTCATTGTCTGTTCAGCTTCTTCGTGAGTAGTCTCAACGTCAGCCTGCTTCCAATTAGGAGTTCCGTTCAGCTGTGTTAGTGCTGTAAAGCGAATTTTCCTTGCAAGCTCGCTGTCACTCTTGAAGTTCAGAGCCTTCCATACCATCATGGTCGAACAATCAAACACCTTACGAAGGTGCGCCTTGTTCTTTTCACTTACATAAATTTTCTTCTCCATATCATTTATATATCTAATATTTGCAAATCACGTCCCTTTTTTGTATCTTTGGACGCTGTTTATATCTTAAACACGTTGCAAAGATAACACATATTTCGCAAAACGCAAAATATTTCGATATTTATTTTTCGCAAAACGCAAATTTATGACAAAAAAAGAGAGATTAGAGGCACTGATTGCCCATTACAGCGATGGTAAACCGACTCGGTTTGCCAAACATATAGGTGTCGCACCCTCGACTATAAGCACGTGGATAGCACGTGATACCTTTGATTATGATTTATTATTTGCAAAATGCGAAATGATTTCCCCCGAGTGGCTCCTCACAGGCAAGGGTCCCATGCTGAAACCCACAATACAAGAGTCACAAGTAAAGGTGAAACCTATACACCAACCTCGCAGCATAGAGAAAAAAGAAGATACGCAAGTAGTATATCTCTATGATTTTGAAGCTACTGCAGGATTAAAGGCTCTATTTGCCAACAACAAGCAGAACATCATTGACACTATTAAGATTCCCAATCTTCCCAAGTGCGATGGGGCGATTCGTATAGTGGGTGACTCTATGTATCCTTTGCTGAAGTCTGGTGATATCATCTTATATAAGCAGCAGTCGCCCGACATGAATAATCTACTCTATGGGGAAATGTACCTTCTCTCCTATGATATTGACGGAGAAGACTATATCGTGGTAAAGTACATCCGCAAGTCCGAAAAGGGCGAACCATTTGTCACACTCGGATCTGAGAATCCCGCCTATGCAGCAAGAGACATTGACTTCCGTCGCATCACAGCCCTGGCACTCGTCAAGGCTTCCGTACGCATTAATTGTATCATCTGATTGACATTATACATTATGATAGACCCAGAGAAAACCGAACTTGAAGAGTTCTTGAAAGAATATACCAGAGTACGTCGAAACGCAGTGTTCTTTGTTGAGAACTATTGGAACAAGCTACATCCTGACAAGCCCATCATTCTCACAGATGATGAGAAGCAACAGCTTTATAAAAGATTTAGAATGGCTCCGTTAGTTCATGATATTGTAGCCTATACAAAACGCTTGGAAGAACTGCGAGCAAAGGGCTACAAAGATTGGGAGATTGACGCATAACTATATTCAATTATAATACGTCTAATAACTTAAGTTTATATTATATGAAAGAGAAAAAGAAATGGAGTGAGAGGACTCCACAAGAAAAGAAAAAGGCAAGGCTTAATCTTACTATATTAGCGGTTATTGGCTTAATCGTAGTATCAGTATTAATTGCAGGTGCATTTAGCGACTCACCAGAGCCACAAGAGAAGAAAGAACCTGTAGCCGTTGTTCACAATGATGTATTAGATGCTTCAGTACGCCAGGTAAAACAGTTCTTAAAAAAGAATCTGAATGATCCTGAAAGCTATGATGGTGTTGAATGGAGTCCAGTATCACAGAACCCACACACCAAATGGTTCATAGTACGTCATAAATACCGTGCCAAGAATCAATATGGTGCAACACAGATCTACAACCAAATCTTTACACTTGACAGCCTGGGCACAGTTATAAGCATTTCTGATGTTGAATAAGGTACACGATAAGGCGCAAAAGTGAGCACGCACACACTTTTGTTGGGTGTAATACATCAAAATTAGCCTAAAAGCCTTGAAAATAAAGGAAATTCGACAATATGTCTATTAACGAGATATGATATTATACCCCTCCTTATATGGAATAAATGGGGGGGGGGTAAATGATTAAAAATAGGGTCTATCCGCTTTTTTTCGTCTTTATTAGAGGGGTGAATGTGGTCAAAAACATATAAAAAGTGTCACCCCTAATGTCACCCCTCTTTACACATTTCGTTTTACACTGTCACTCCAATCGTCACCCCTAATGTCACTCCAAAGCCATTTTTTACCTTAAAAACACACCTTTACAACCAAATAAAATAAAGAAAACGGCTTTCAACCGTTCAGAAACGTATTGAAAGCCGTTCAACTATCGTTCAATCAGCGTTTTAGCTGTTCATACATACCCTTATTTTGTCACCTTTGAGCGTATAAGCTCACCAGCCCTAATACAAGCCTTTTTGTTCAGAACAACCCCTCCCTTGCTCAATCCTACACGCTCCAGCGAACTTTGCTTAATACCTATCTCCTCAGCCGTCAAAACGCTGTAGATCGCAGGAATTGAGCCAAAGTAATAATTCTTCCTCCCTTTCATCAATTGTACGTGTATTACCTTTGTCAT